ACCGACCATTAAAAATGGTTTAGAGTTGTTTAGGCAACAAAGGTATTGGTACATTAATAACAAAAATTAAAAAGTTAAAAAAAATGAAAATTAGTGTAAACAATGAGGTTTCTACACCTCAAGCATTTATTGCTGTTAATAAAAGTAGAATCAAACAATATGATAAGTCTGGTGACACACCAACTTACTACCTACAAAAAGGTCAAGAATTCCAATTAGAATTATTTAATCCAACAAACGGAACCATTTTAGCTAAGATTTTCTTAAATGGAAATGCTATTTCACAAGGTGGGCTCGTTTTAAGGCCAGGAGAGCGCATTTTTCTAGATAGATATATCGATGTAGCCAAAAAGTTTTTATTTGACACATACGAGGTCGAAAATACGTCTGAGGTTAAAAAAGCTATTGAAGACAATGGTGATTTTAAAGTTGAATTTTACAGAGAGTATGTATTTAATAATTATAATGGTTATTTAGATTTAAATACTGTAACCACAACTTATTATGCTCACGGTTTAAATTTAACTAATAACTGTAGTGGAAACCCATATGATATCACATGTAATACTACATCATCATTTACAAATGCGTCCTTCAATCAAAATACAACACCAGAGGGTCCAAACCTAAGAGGTATAAATAAATTAAAATCAAAAAAATCAATAGAAACTGGTAGAGTTGAACAAGGTTCATCATCTAATCAAAAATTACAAACAGTAAATAAAAATTGGGAATATTCCCCATTTCATACTATTGAATATAAAATGTTACCGTTATCACAAAAGGTAAACACAATTGAAGATATTAATATAAAAAGATATTGCACCAATTGTGGTTCAAAATTGGGTAAGGGACATAAATTTTGTGCTAACTGCGGCACAAAAGCTTAAATAAAAATAACTGAGTTAACTATATAAAGGGGGTTTTTACCCCCTTTTTTATTTTATCTTAATTTTCACACCATTTGATTTAAATAAATTATTTAAATCTTTAATAGTTATAATTTTTATTTCACCATCAATATTAGAACCCAACCAACAATATATTAATTTATTAATGTATAGTATTTTATAATAATGTGTTGGTATTTTAATTTTACTATTGTTTAAATAGGTTGGTTTCTTTTCATTATAAATAACACCAGTTATTATTGTTGAATTTATTTTATATTTACTAATACTATCTTCCACCGAACCCTCCAACTTTGCCCATTTACCCCTATTAAATTTAGCTAATTGTGGTGCCTGATTTAAGAAACTAAATGATGTATGATTTAATGTGTCATTATATGATGTGATATGTGATGGTGTTAAATGACCTAAATCATAACCAGTGTTTGAATATATCCCTTTTTTATATTTTGATTTAATACTATCCTGGAACCAATTATTATCCCTATCTTTATCTAATTTTAAAAAATTGGAATATGATATTGTATGTTTAGATACCATACTTAAACTATCATTTGTCAAGTACAATATAATATCCCCATGGTTTATTTTTAAATTTGTATTTGATATGGTTTGTGAAAAAATATTAACATGTATAATGGTGAATAATAATAAATTTATAAATTTCATAATCTTTTATTCATAAATATTTGTATTTTTAAATATTATTTGTATCTTTGTAAAAAATAAAAATATGGAAACTGTTAAAAACTTATCTAGTAATAGTGCTATTGCTTCTGAGGTAATCAAATTGGAAAAGAAATATCCTAATAATATGGATTTAGGTTTTGCAATTAGAAAATTGTTAATTGAAAATCGTGAAGCATATGATTCACTATTAAAAAGTATTGAAAACAAAAAAGGCTAATCTTTCGACTAGCCTTTTATATGAATTAGATTTTTATTATCTTAATTCGTTAATGTTGAATGTAGGAACACCATCAACTCTTACGTGACCGTAGAATCTGTTGTTAACAACTTTCTTCGCATATCTAGTCATGATACCTTTAACTGGTGCGAAGTTGAATGGGTTGTACATTGTAGGTGTAAGTTGCATTGGCACGTATGGTGCGTAGATGTAACCAGTGTCTAACAATGATTTTCCTTTATGACCGATAATCATTGAGTAGAAAGGTGCATATGGGTCACGGTACACTTGGTAACGTCCGCTTAATGAACCGATTCTTTCAATACCCATGTTGTATTGGTCTTGCTCTGGGTTAGCATCACTTACGTGGAAGTATTCTAAATCATCCATGATTGCAGATATTTCAGAAGATACTACGATGAAGTTAGCACCACCTCTAAGAGTTGATTTGTGAATTTGAGCTGAAATTTGGTTAACTCTAGTAATTAAAGTTTGATTCCAGTCTTTTTGTGTATATGGTGATGCAGCAGAAGAAGCTTTTCTCCATCCGTTGTAATCCCATCTTAATTGCCATGCAGCAGCTTTTCTTAAGTCTCTTAAGATTTCACGGTCAATCTCAGCAGCAACTTGCTCAGAAAGCATTGCAGTTAATTCAGCTTCAGCATCGATGTTGTGGAATGCACTAACGTCTTGCGCTAACTCTGGAGACCATGTAGCTCTTAATTTTCTTTCTTCTACAGAAACAACAACTTCATCCAATTTGAATGATACCTCACCCATTTCAGTTTCTAACTCTAATGAATCGTAACGACCCCAAGCGATGAAGAAATCAGCAGCAGTTTCAGTTGTACCAGTAGTACCAACATAACCATCATAAGTTGATGTAGTTACAGTTGGGTGTGTTAAGTCCATTTCTACATAAAGAACACCTCTAGCATCACAAATATCTCTGTAATCTACGATACCTCTACCATATTTTTGAGTTACTAATCTGAAAGGAACTTGAGAACCTTGAGCGATAATTACATTACCATCTAAGTCTAATAAATCTACGTTAGAAACAATGTTTAAAGATGCTAAGAAAGCTTCTGAATCCATTTCATTTCCGTCTGGACCAGTTAATCTACCAGCATTAATTGAAGAGAAACCAGAGATAGCTAAAATAGCATTTCTTAAAGTTCCGTCAGTTGCAGTTGGTAAAGCACCAAAGTTAGCAGCAACAGTAAATTGACCATTAGTACCTAATGTTTGTAAAGCACCAACACCAGCAACGATAGTTAATGTACCTTTAGAATTATCAAATAATCCGTCATTGTAGAAAATATCGTATAAGTTTTTACCTTCCCATGGAGTCATAACACAGTTACCTAATGTACTAACACATGATGGTAATTGGTCACCCATTGAAGTGTGTGCAGAATATACAGAGTTTGCACTACCGTAAATGTAATCGTTAGTTCCTGGCTCACCTAAACCGTCAACTCTAGATTAAGTTTGAGGTACGAAGAAGAACAATTTACCGATTGGCATGTTCATAGCTTGTACAGATACTACATCATTAGCTAATAATTTAGAGAATACTCTTCTTACGATTGGGAAAACTACAGTTTCGAAAGAACCTGATGACGTAGCGTCAGTAGCTTCAGTTAAAATTGAAGACGCTTGGTTTTCATATAACTGAGCAACGTTTTCTTTAATGTGGCCTTTAAGACCTTCTAAGAATCCTAAAGATTCCCATTTTGCTTGGGTTTGTTTACGGATTTCTTTCATGTGGTTTAATCCGATGTTCCCAACTTGTCCTGAATTTAAAAATTGTGACATAATTTTTTATTTTTTAATTTGTTATTATTATCTTTTTTCGACTCTACTCATTAAGTCTTTTATTCTTTGAGTTTCTTTGTCGATGTATGCGGTAGACTCATTTAATTGTTTTGACACACCGCTTGAAACGTCTTTATTTAATTTTCTATCGATTGATTCATTCATTGGTTTTCTAGAAGACAATTCATTAACAATCGTTTTGTATAACCTTTTTGATTCTTTAAGAGTTGAAACTTCTTCGTCAAATCTTTTTAAGATTGCTTGTTTCTCATCTTTAGTTGTAGTTTGTTCCATGAATAACTTAGTTACATAAGTTAAGTTAGAGTTAAACACAACTGTTTCTGCTAACATAGTTCTAAATGTTTTAAGAGCTTCTTTGTATTCTTCATTTCTACCTCTTAAATTTTTAGTTTCTGCTAACAATGTATTATATTTGTTCGCAACCTCATTGATAGTCATTGTAGGTTTTTTAGATTCTTTTAAGTTATCTGCACCAGCACCTTTAGGTTGACCGATATCAGCTTTACCTGGTAATCTGTGAGCTTGAGCTGAACCAACTGGAATAGATTCCTCTAAACCTTCTTTGCATTTAGCATCATCTGGATTACCTTTACAATATTCAGCCATATTAGCATCATATTCTGCATTGTAACCACCTTCATTCACATCTTCACCTTCAGACATAACCATGTCACCTTCAGCTTTAGCGTGTGCTTTTTTCTCATCGAATCCACCTTCTAAGTTATCACCAGCCCAATTGTCATCGTTTTCGTTTCCTAATGGAGCTTTGATACCATCAATGTTTTCCATCTCATCAAGTGCGATTTCATACATAACTTCGTCAACTTCTTCTTCTTCACCATCAATATCACCAGAAAATTCATCAGCAGAAAATTCATCAGCATCAACATCAGCTGAAAAATCATCAGCAGCACCTTCAGGTTCTACTTCAGATGCAGCAGCACCAGTTTTAATGATAAATTCTCCTGGTTCATTTACTGACAATTTAATGTCACCAGTTTCATCGTCAACAACAACTTCGATTTCACTATCACCAGTTAACTCTTTGTAAACTTTGATAACGTCATCATCGGACGCTTGAGTCATATCTCTTACTTCTGTGTCTCCTCCAAGCGGCTCAGCGCTCATTCCCATATCGTCACCACCTTCTAGGTCGTCACCTTCTTCTGAGTCATCAGACGTAAATTCAGAATCGTCAGCAACTTCTTCTGAGTCATCAGGTGCATCATCAGCAACTTCATCATCAGCTGTTACAGTAACATCTTCTGTTTCTTCATCAGCATCTTCTTCAACATAACCTTCTTCCAAAGATTCTTTCACTAGTCCGTCAATTTCTTCAATAGCTACGCTACGAAGTATTTCTTTTGTGTTGGCGTTAAGTGCCTCCTGGATTCTCTTTGCATCCAAAAGAGCGCTCTCAATAATTGATTTATTTTTTTCTGCCATTTTTTAATGTTTTTTAAAATATTATTAGAGGGAATATCCCCTCACTTGTTTATAAATATGTTTATTTTACCAAAAAGCTAAATTTTTAAAAAAAAATTGTTTTTTTAGTTAATCTAATAAAAATTTATCTAATCCATCGATTAATGTGTTATTTTTCTTTTCTACTGATTCAACAAATGGTCTAGCTTCCGATTTATCTTTAAACATCCATGAACCAGGGGTGCTAGGTGCAGTTACAACATCCCAACAAATGATTTCAAAGTCTTCTTGAACTATGTGGTCATTACCAACTTCTCTTAATGAACCAACACCTCTAGATGATACACCAATCATAATATTATTTCTTAAAAGATTTGCAACTTCATCACCTTTAGTTGATACAATTCCATAATTAATATAACCTGGAGTCATTAATATCTCCATTTTACCCATTAATGTTTTACCTTCCCACCAAGTTTCAATAATATTGTGTGATACTCTATCACCAGCAATAATTGAAGATTCTGGATGGTCTAATTCACCAATAGCTCTTCTTTCTCTAATTAATTCTTGATACCTATCAACTTCTCTTTTTAAAATAGATTCTGGATATATTCTACCATTTCTATTTTTTACACCATATTTTTGTAAGACAACATAAACAACTAATGGTTCATGAACTGATGGGTGTATACCAGATTCTAATTTTTTCATCTCAGTGATGAATGGTTTGTTTCTTTTATCATCTGGTGAAATATAACCAGCATCAGATTCAATTAAGAACCCAAAACCACTTTGACCAGCCTTTAATATTTTAATATCTGACATATTGTTTTTTTTATTAATAAATATACCATATAAAACAAAAAACCCCGAACTAATTCGGGGCTTACTTATTTTTTACTTTTATGAAATTCAAAATGTGGCGAATTATCAAATACCTTTAATATTATATCTCCAGTTATTTCTTTAATGCAATCTTTTATTTTTTTATCTTGTATTTTAAAACTATTAAGTTTGAATAATGTAATTTCGCAATTCATATAACTCTTTTTATCAAAAGATATTCCAGAGTTTCTCATATCTAAATCGACTATTGTTCTATTGATATCAAATAATGTACCATCTAAGTTATCGAATAGTGTTGTTTTAATTTGTTTATTCATTTTTCTGATAACATCAGAATAGTTAATATCTCCATCAACAATTGGTTTACCCCATGCTGATATTGTTAAGTACATTGATTTTGGATTTTTATTATCTATTGTTCCAGTAACAATTTTGTAATTCTTAAATAAATCTAACTTCATTTGTTTTCCCGTTTTAAGCATATAAATTTTTATTTAAGTATACTTAAAATATTTTAATTAGTCAAGACCTATTAACTCTACCAATAAAGATTAAACCATTAATTTCTGGGAAATATTTACCCTTCCAAGTTACCTTAATACTTTTACCATCTTTCTTAATCAATTCTGATGTAAATGAATCAAATTCACCATCATTCTCTTTGATTTTATCAACATGATTTAAGACTTGATTTAATTCATATTTAGGTACAATGTTTTCCCAACCAAAACCAGTGGAATCTTTCTCACTAAATCCAGTAACCAATTCCCAGTCACCATTAACTGCAACAAATTTATCAGTTATACTAGACTCAATAAATCGAATAACGTAATCATTGTGCTTTTCTGATAATCTATCAACCATCTCAAGCTGTTTTAGTTCTAATTTGGCGATAGTAAGTTGTAATGCGTTAGTCATAATATTATCAATTTATTTATCATTATTATTAGAACATTTATTAGATAGTTCACTAATTTTATCATTAATATGGGTTATAATCTTTTCAATAACTTCCTTATTATTTTCTTCGTTTGATTTAATTACATCTTGTAATCCTTTAGATGCGTCATTCAATAAAGGAAGCATCTCCTTTAATTCTTTGATTCTGTTCTCTTGTTCAATTTCTAATTTATTAATAATGCCTTTCTTTTCATTTTGGATGCTTTGTAACCAAAGCCACATCACATAAAATGTAACACCAGCACTACCAAATATCTGAACTAATGAATTCATTTCCATATTAATTATCGGTTAAAGTATTTTTTAATTCTAAAACTTTAGAAACATCACTTAAAAATGTTTCTTTGTTATATTCCTTCTCTAATAATGTTTCTTTTGTTGCTAATAACTTTTCTTTCATGTTACCAGATGATTCTGAAAGTTTTTTATTTATTAAATCCAAACATTCTTTAATATTTTTTTTATATAAACTCTCTTGCTCATCACCATTAGAACCAACCATAATTGAAATTACTTCTTTTTCTGATTCAGTTAATTCAGCATATTCCTCATTAAATTTTTCAACTGCAATTTCAGACAATACACTATTTGGTAATCCATAACCACCATTGATAGATTCTTCTTTTTTATTGTTTAATATGTAATCAACAATTTCATTTTTAGCCTCAACAATTACATCAATATTTTTAGATGTTTTTTTAGTTAAAATTAATGTATTAATATTCTCATGTAATTTTAATTTTAATTCATCTCCATATGATAAACTTTCATTAATAATAGGCTCAGCTAATTTTTCATTAGCTTCTTTAATTTCTTTTTTTGTGAATTTATCTAATAGTAATATACACTCATTAACATATTCAGCAGCTTTAAATTTATCCGACTCAATTTTATTCTCAATATTATAATAAACATCGAATTGAGTTTTTAAAACCACACTCTCTTTTACTGTCTTAATATACTTCTTAAATGCAACCTTTTCTTTGCTACTATTTTTAGAAATACCCTCAGCTAATAGGGTGTTGTATGTATATTTTATCTTACCAAAATTATCCATAGTATTTTTTAATATAAATATAATAAATTAGGTCAAAAAGTCTTATTCTTCTAACATTCTATCAATGTCTTCGATAACACTATTAATATCCTCATTTATTTTTAAACTTTTATCATAAACTTTAACCCTTTCATTTAATACAATATCATCTTCCTTACTAATCGAACCAACTAAATTGTTAAAAAGTTTATTACTTGGTTTTTTATTTTTAGGTTTAACCTTACCTTTATCATCACGCTCTACTAGTAAATTAGTTTTTCTTTTTCTAGATTCAGCCATTGGCTCTGGAGATTCAGCAGCCTCAGGTGCAGCAGACTCACCACCACCTTCAGGTGCGGCCTCACCACCAACTTCATCTGGAGCAGCTTCACCACCAGCTTCTTCTGGGGCCTCGCCACCTTCTTCACTACCGAAGTCTAAACCGCCGCCGCCGAAGCCGCCGCCACCTCCACCACCAGTAGGTCCACCACCTTCTTCAGTACCTTCTTCACCACCTTCAGCACCAGACATTGCAGCATCCATATCACCATATATTGAATCAACCTTATCAAACATACCAGTATGTTTAATAACTTGTCCAGTATTTTCAAGTTCAGCAGCAGCTGCTTTTTCAATTCTTTGTTCAAGTAAATCTTGTTTAATTTCATCATCACTCCAACCAAGTATCTCCCTATGTGCTCTAGTCATAGACATCGGTGCAAATCCATTACCAGCGTCAGATACCGCATCTTTGTACAACGTCATTTTCATTTGTAATTGCTCAATTTTAAGTATTTCAGCTTGTGTTGATGGATTATTAAGTGTAAGTGTAAAATTATCTAAATCATCCTCAAATCCTAAAAGGTATAAATGAATAATCGCAATTTTATTTAATTCAGCTAACATTGCTTGTTGGATTCTATTTATTGTTCTAGAAAATCTAACATCTTGCAATGATAAGTTTTTACCTTCACCTTGAGCTTCATCATAATTTAAGAATTGTTTAGGAACTCTTAATGCGGTGAATAATTTTCTTTGTAAGTATTGGATATCAGCAATCTGGTCTAAGTTAGAAGCACCAGCTAATGTATCAATAGGGTTTGGTGCATTCTCATCTCTAACGGGGATAAAATAATCCTGGTCATTTGATAATGTATTATATCTTAAATCCACTTGACCAGTTTGTGGGTCAACAATTGGTGTTCTTTTAAATCTATTGGCAATCTCATCAACGTATGCTGGTACATCTTCCTCATCAATATTACCAACGAATATTTTATATACTCTTCTTTCTGGTGCTCTAGTTACACGATAAACTAACATCGCATCTTCAGATAATTGTAATTGTTTCCAAATCCTTCTAGCCTTTTCAAGCATTGAAGTACCATAAGGTAATCTCCTATCATCACCAAGTAATCTAAAGTGTGCTATTTGCCAAGAATTAAATTCAACATCTCTACCTCTCCAGAAGAATTTAACTTTACCAGTAGTTTCTTTAACATCTTCAACATTAATTCTATTTCTACCACTAATTAAAGCATCAATAATATCACCTTCACGTCTTTCAATCTCAAAGTTTGGTAATTGTCTACCACCAGTAACACCATATTTATCATCAATATTTAATAACACAAAATTATCACCGTATTTACATGTGTTTCTAGTCCACATAGGTAAAGAAACATGAATATCTAATCTATTAAAAAATAAATCTTCTAAAACACCTTTAATTCTATTACTATCAGAATATACATTTAATATTTTACCTTTATCATTTGTTGTTGTAGCTTCTTCCATCATCACATCCAATGCAGCTGCAATTTCTGGGTAAAACTCCATACTTTCAAAATCAGTATATGAACCAATTCTAGTTGTTTCATAATGTATTGATTGTTGGAATAATTCACCATCAACCTTTCTCCAAACATTTCTCAAATATTTGTTTTGTTGATTCTGTAATTTAACGGAATCAAATTCATCTTTAGATTGTGTCTTTATTAATACATCATTATTGATTGAATACTTATTAGACTGTTGTTGAGGTTGTTGTTTAACACCCTCTGGTCCAAATATGACATTCAATCTTTGAAATACAGTTCTTTTTGCCATAATTAATTTATTTTATATAATTATAATGAAATAAGATTAAAATTAAATACTTATTGCACATAATCACACTCCACATATGCCAAATGTTCCATTACACCATTTACTACTAGTAAATTATATACATACCCAGTTATATTATCATAACCTTGTGAACCTTTTTTAGCATTACAGAATGGTTTTGGTATACCACCTTTGGCCAGATTGGCTCCAGATTGTTTATCTATTGATGTATCAACACACCAAACGTAAGGTTGACTAACATTTTTACCAATATTAGTATTTCTAGCAAAACATTTCTTTTCTCTAATTCTAGCCATTTTATTTATTATTTTATTTTAACCCACTAAATAACCATAAATACTCACCTCTTGGGTCTTGCATATTTTTAGCAGTACTTGAGTTGAAATTTGGTTTTCCAGTTGTTTGTTTATTTCTTTGATTCTTTGGTACAAAACCAGTACTATAAACTTCATCAGTTGACTTATTTGAAGTCCCAACTTGCCAAGCTGATAATATTGCTTTTGTTTGTTTTTCTAATTTCTTTAATTTTTTAAATGAAGATTCCAATATCCACAATGCCATACCTAATGAAATTAAACAGTCATCATTGTATCCTTCCATATGGTCAGGTCTACCATTCTTATAAATAAATGTTTTCATTTCATTGATTACACGTTTAGATTTAATCTTTATAGTATTAGTTCTAATTGCAATCTCTAAGTGAGATATTAATTGTAACCTAACACCATTGATATTAAATCCAGCAACTTTTTTACCATTTTCAGTTTTAACTGAATCATAATGTAAATTTGGGTATTTTATTTCCACAAGTTTTGATGTGGTAGTATTACCAACACCAACATTATCAACTACTAAATATGCTGAATATTTGGTACCATACACATTAAGTATTTCAGCAAAAGTATCTGGTGGGATTTTACCTTGAAATTCAACAACTTGTTCCATTGTTGTAAAATCAATAATTTGGAAACAAGAAAAATCGGCACCATCCCCACGAGCAACATCTGCTGCTAATATGTATTGGTGGTCTTCCTCTGGTTCATTCCAAATCCAAACTAAACCACTATTTCCATCATAATAAGTGTCATCGATAAATTTAGGTTTTTCAACATTTTGAGTATCATGCATATTGATATATTCATCATCAATTACGTTACCCCCAGAACCAAGGAATGATACGTCTAACTCTTGAGCAATTCGCTTTTTATCGTTATTCATACCCTTACACATATCTCTATACCAAGTTGAGGTTGGTTTGTAACCTTTTTTTACCATTACCTCAAAAGAATCTAATGTAAATTCAACTTCATTTACGATTTCATCACCCTTTAACCATTGTAAATCTTTATTGTATCTAGGGTCTTGATACCATTTTAACTCAATTACATTATAATCATTATCACCTTTCTCAGATTGTTCATATGTTTTATAATATAGTGGGTCATAACCATTCGGGGTTGAAATTAATATAGCACCACCCCCAGTACCTAACGATGTAATAGCGGCAGAATATAATTCAGCACCATTTACAATGAAGGCTGCCTCATCAAAAATAAGTAATGTTGGGGTATATCCACGAAGTGCATCCGTTGATGTTGCTACAGCAATGATTTTACTACCATTTGGTAACTCAATCTCAATTTGCGAATCCTTAATGAATATTGATTTTTTTTCTTTTTCTGGTGTACCATAATAATCTGGACCCCAAACCCATCTTGGTAATTGTGAACAATAATCTTTAATACCCCTAGCAAATTTTTTAGCTAAGTTCAACTTATTGGCAATAACAATTATTGTTTCTGGGTTTTTTGAATCGGCAAATGCGCATTTAACTGCACTATATGCTTGTGTTGTGGTTGATATACCAGCTTGTCTTGGTTTTGTTACAATATTAAAACGATGTTTTTGATAACAATCAACAATAAATTTTTGTCTAACAAATAGATTAAATGGAACAAACCCCTCTTGAGTTTTATCAAATGTTGATAAATAGTTCTCTATTGCGTATTTTGGGTCAATTACACATTTAGCATATTCATTTAATATTTCACCACTTGTTAACATAGTTTTTTATTAATAAATATGTGAAAAGGTACAAAAACAAAAAGGGTGACTTTCGCCACCCCTTTATAAATTAGAATAAATCTTCTATTTCGAATAAATCATCCCCCATGGATTCATTATATTCGTCTTCTTTTATTTCTCGTTTTATTTCTTTTAACAATTCATCGATTATCCCCTTACCTCTTTTAGTATTACTCATAATCTCTCTCAATGTGTGTGCATATTCCTTTGGTTCTAATTTTGATATGTCAGAATAAACA